AAGATATTTGTATTGAAGTTACAACCATCGAATGAGTTGGTAGTTAGTTATAATATCATACCTAACTCATCATCGTTCTTACCATCTACCATTATGGTACATAGAAAGAAAGAGTCCAACACGATGTATACAATCAATGCTTTGAATAGGTTGATTGCTACTGAAAATGGTGGAGTATTGGATAAGTCATTCCAAGTAAATTGGGATAAATATAGAAATTCAGTTATACTAACCGATGGGGATGGGTATAAGGTAATGAGGACAAGTTTGTTCCGAATTATCGATGTGAATTAAAAAATAAAACAAGTTATAATGAGTCAAAATAGTTTACGTTTAAATCCACCAACTGAATGGTTTGGTGAATTTAATTACAATATACACTTCTTTGGTCTGATTGACCTAATAAACGACCTTCGTAAAAAATTTGATATAGAGCAAACCTTGCAAATGGGGTCTGGGTTTAATAAAAACTCAAGATTCAATAGACCATATCGTAAGATGATAGAAGTTGGGTCTTACAAGGGTGAATCCACAATGCTTTTTGCAGCATCGGGTTTGTTTGATGAAATACACTGCATTGACCCACACGATGGGTACGAGGAGGCAAACGATATGCTATCAAACTCTTGGGATGATGTTCATTCTGAGTTTATAAGAAACACTCGACCATTTGGTGATATGATAATTCACCATCGTGATTATAGTTATAATATAGTAGATAGATTCGGAGCACAGGAGTTTGACTTCGTATATATTGACGCAGCCCACGATTACGAGTCAGTAAAGAATGATATCTTAAATTACAAATCAAAAACAAACTCACTTTTTGGAGGCCACGATTATCTAACACATCCAGGAGTCACTGCCGCAGTAACTGATGTACTTGGTACTCCTGCTAAACATTATCAAGATGGTTCTTGGATGATTATGAAAAAACGAGGTAAATACTACTCGTTATAAAGTGTTGGTGCATATTTATATACACGTAGTTTGACTACAAAATAAAAAATAAAAAAATATTTTGAAATACATTTGGAGTTGTCACCCAAATGTTGTATATTAGTGACATAGTTAACAATTAATAATTAAAAAGGAACAATTATGGCTATTGATTTAGACGCAATCCGCAACCGTTTGAACACACTTCAAACAAAAGTAACAAAGACTGATAATCTTTGGAAACCTCAACCTGGCAAACAACAAATCCGTATTTTGCCTTACGTTCACAACACTTCAAATCCGTTTATCGAACTTTACTTCCACTTTGGATTTGGTGGTAAGAATGTTATCTCACCGTCTTCATTTGGTGAAGCAGACCCACTTATTGAGTTTGCAGAAAAACTAAAAGCAACTGGAAATCGTGATGATTACCAATTGTCTCGTAAACTAACTCCTAAGATGAGAACATATGTGCCAATATTGGTTCGTGGTGAAGAGTCTGAAGGTGTGAAGTTTTGGGGATTTGGTAAAAACGTTTACCAAGAACTATTAGGATTCTTCGCAGACCCAGATTATGGTGATTTGACTGACCCAGTAAATGGTCGTGATGTAACAGTAGAATTCAAAACTGCTGCCGAGTTGGGTAAATCTTATCCTGAGACTTACATTCGTGTTAAACCAAACACAACTCCAATCTCAGAAGACTCTAACGTACTTGCTGCAGTTAAAGACCAAATCGAACTACCTGGAATGTTCAAACGTAAGACTTACGAAGAAATGGAAGGTATGTTGAAAGAGTGGTTGGAAACTGGTGAAGTATCAGATTCTAACGAACAACCAGTTGCTGAGACAACTCAACCAACACAAGCAACTTCTCCCGCATCTAACGTAAAAGATGCATTCGATGACCTATTTAACGACTAATTAGTATGGCTAAGAAGAAGAAGGAAAGTTCTCGTGATGAACTATCTTCTATCCTCGCTGACAACCTAAACAAGAAGTTTAAGTCCGCCCACAAGGTGGCTTACTTCTTGGATGGGGAGGAGACTACCCCAACCGACTTAGATGAGTGGGTATCAACGGGGTCTCCTATGTTAGACTTGGCAATTTCAAATAGACCAAATGGTGGATTACCAGTGGGTCGTATTACTGAGATTACAGGTTTGGAAGGAAGTGGTAAATCACTACTCGCAGCTCACTCAATCGCAGACACTCAGAAGAAGGGTGGTCTTGGAGTCTATATCGACACCGAGAACGCAATGAATCAAGAGTTCTTAGAAGCAATTGGTGTAGATGTAAACAAGATGTTGTATGTTCCATTAGAGACTGTGGAAGACATCTTTGAAGCAATTGATTCAATCATTGAATCAGTCCGTTCTTCTGACAAAAAGAAGTTGGTTACAATCGTAGTAGACTCCGTTGCAGGTGCATCTACTAAAGTTGAGATTTCAGCAGATTATGACCAAGCAGGTTACGCAACTCAAAAAGCCATCATTATCTCGAAGGCAATGAGAAAGGTAACTAACCTTATTGGAAGAGAACGAATTTCACTAATCTTTACAAATCAGTTGAGAACTCGTATGGGTGTGTCGTTTGGTGACCCTTGGACTACGAGTGGTGGTAAGGCAATTGCATTCCACTCATCTTGTAGATTGAGATTGAAACAAATGGGTCAGTTGAAGTCAAAGGTTGGTGGTGTTGACCAAGTTGTGGGTATTAAGACCCGTGCTCAAGTCATCAAGAATCGTATGGGCCCACCTCTCCGTTCGGTGGATTATGATATCTACTTTGATAGTGGTATCGACAACTATGGTTCTTGGTTACAAATGATGAAGAGTTACAAGTTGGTAAATCAAAGTGGTGCTTGGTACACTTATGTAGATAAAGAGACTGGTGAGGAAATCAAATTCCAAGCCAAGAACTTTGAAGAGTTGTTGGAAGAGAGACCTGAAATGAAGGAGTCAATCTACAACCAAATTTGTGATGCATATATTATGTCTTACAAACAATCAAGTGCAGCAGCAAACATAGATAACGTAGAAGTAGCAGATTTCGATGAATAATAGATACGCAGAACTCCTCAAAGAAGTGAGTCAAGAACACAAGGTGAAGAAGGATGAACACCTAAATGATAGAGTACTCATCATAGATGGTCTCAATCAGTTTATTAGGGTATTTGGGGCAGTCCCTGCGTTGAATGATGATGGTGAACATTGTGGTGGTATAACAGGTTTCTTGTTATCCATCGCTGCTACTATCAGAAGATTGAAACCTACACGAGTTGTTATCGTGTTTGATGGTAAGGGTGGGTCAAATCGTAGAAAGTCAGTTTATAAAGGTTATAAGGAAGGTCGTACTGGTCTAACTAAAATCAACCGATTGGCAGGATACGAGGATTTGGAGGACCAACAAGAATCTATGAGAAAGCAATTTGCACGGCTAATTGAATACCTCCAAATCCTACCCATTTCCCTTACTTACATTGACTATGTAGAGGCTGATGATATTATCGCATATCTTGCCAATCATTACTTTAAGAAAGAAGTTACAATCATATCATCAGACAAGGATTTCTTACAATTGGTAAATCCACGAATCAAAGTGTATGCACCTACTAAGAAGAAGATGTATGATGAAGCACTTGTAATGGAAGATTATGGTGTTAAACCACAAAATCTTGTATTCTATCGTGTAATTGAGGGTGATAAGTCAGATAACATCGAAGGCATTCGTGGCGTTGGTCCTAAGACCATTCATAAAAAGATGCCATTCCTAAATGATGAGGTTATGGACTTAGATGGGTTCATCTCTAAAATCAAAACCGAATGTGATGATAAGTTGTCACAAAAGTTGATGGAAAACGTGACAACTATTGAGATGAATTATGGATTGATGCAACTTAAAGACCCCGAAATCTCATCTTCAATCAAATCAAATGTCAGAGATATTATGGACTCGCAAGAATCAAACTTTGATGTGGTTGAATTCAAGAAGATGTTTATGTATGATAAGTTATACACTGTATTTTCCAATATCGATAGTTGGTTGCAAAATTCGTGGTCATCATTAGATGGTTTTTTGAAGAATAGTTTTGATACTAACAAATAATTTCGTATATTAGTCCTTATATGGAGAAGTTAGGAAGTAAGTTTAGCACATCGTTTCAGAATAAAGTAATCTCGGCAATTATATCCGATAGGTCGTACACTCGACAAATCTACGATATATTAAAGCCTGAGTACTTTGACTCTGAAGCATCTGAATGGTTAGTTAAAACCATTTTAAAATATTTTGATGAGTACGAGACAATGCCAACATTAGATGTCCTTAAAGTCAAGATAAACACCATTGAGAGGGATGTGTTAAAGACTTCAGTAGTCGATACATTAAAATTCGCTTGGAATCACTTAGATAGTGAAGATTTAACTTATGTAAAGGAGCAAGTCCTTGACTTTTGTAAGAATCAATCTATCAAAAATGCAATCTTAGATTCGGTGACTTTATTAGAGGATGGTAAATACGATACCATTAAGAAGAATATTGATACTGCAATGAAAGCAGGTCAAGACTCTGATATAGGACACGAGTATAAGACTATGTTGGCAGAACGATATGAAGATTCAGTTCGTAATGTGGTTTCAACTGGATGGGATGTTGTTGATGAAATCACACAAGGTGGTTTTGGTAAGGGTGAGTTGATACTATTCGCTGCTCCCCCTGGAATTGGTAAGTCGTGGGCTTTGGTGAATATTGGTGTAAATGCAATGAAGAAGGGTAAAGTGGTAGCACATTATACTTTGGAGTTGAACGAAGGTTACACTGGTCAGAGATACGATGCAGTTCTAAGTGGTGTTGCAGTAGGTAATTTGAAGTACAATATGGAGGATGTCAAGAAGGCAGTCGAAAATGTACCAGGTGACCTTGTTGTAAAACACTATCCTACCAAAACTGCAAGTGTGACTTCACTAAAAGCACATATGGATAAGATGACCTTACAAGGTAAGAAGCCAGATGTGGTAATTGTGGATTATGCTGACCTTTTGAGAGGACCTGCTAAAGAAAAGAGACACGAGGAGTTGGAAGAAATCATCGAAGACCTTAGAGGTATGGCGGGTGAATATGAAGTTCCAGTTTTCACAGCATCTCAAATCAATAGAAGTGGTGCTGAAGATGACATTATTACCGGCACCAAGATTGCTGGGTCATTCTCAAAGATGATGACTGCTGATTTCGTGGTATCTCTATCTCGTAAGATTGAAGATAAATTGGCAGGGACTGGTAGATGGCACGTAATTAAGAATCGTTTTGGGCCTGATGGTATGACATTCCCATCTAAAGCAAA